ACGTGACGACCCAGCATCTCCAGGTTCTTCGCCTTGTCCGGCAGCTTGAGCTTGCGGATCACGGTCAATGCGTCGTCGGCACCCTGGATTTCATGCAGATCCAGCGCACTGATACTGGTGCGCCACACTTTCGGCCAGTCACGAATGGGCTTGATATTGCCGGCGTCGTCCATAATGTCCGCCACGTCCATCTCGTCGATTTCTTTCAGGCGGTTGAGCATCCAGTCGGCGTCCACGCGGAACTTCTTTTCTGCCTGCTCTGAGGCGGCCTGTTGGAGCTCCTTCACCCTTGGTGCAACCTTGGCGTCACGAAGCAGCTTTGAGGCGTTCTGGTAAACCGTGGCGTCGTTCTTGGTCTTCGTGCTGTACGCCTTGCGGTAAGCCTCAGAAGCATTGCCAGTGAGAACATAGTGCTGAGCAAACGCCTCTTGTTTGGGTGACTTCAGCTTTGGCATGCGTTACTTCTTCCCCATGCCCTTGAGCATGTTCCGCTTGTCCGCACTGCGGGCAGTGGAATACCCCAAATACCCGGCACCGAACAGCCACCACATTTCCTCGGGGATGGCCGATAGCCAGGCCTTCATGCCTTCGCTGATCGCTACAGCGGTATCGGGATTCACGGCGTGAACAATGCCCATGGGAATAGCGGCAAGAATCATGGCGTACATCACGTACATGAACGAAGGGCGAGCCCGGCTGGTCCACGGGTCGTCGCTCTTGGCTTCAGTGACAATCGCGTTCATGCGGGTTTCAAGCTCTTTGAACTCGCCGCGCTGCTGCATCTCGATCAGCTGAGCCTTGGCCTTGGCAGCCTCTGCCGGGTCCGGCCAGATCTTGTCAATGACCTTGCCGCCAATGTCCAGAATGCCGTCGATTACGGGTACGTTCACGAAACCCCCTTGATGCGAATCAATAGGCCGATCAGCGTTGCCGCACCGAGAATCAATGTGCCGATCACAGTGAGCACTTTCCAGCCTCCCGTGACCGTGCCCTTGCTTGTGATCAACTGATTCTTGATCTCGTCAATCTCGGCAGCATGGCGGCGGCACTCGGAAATCGCGGGCTGATCAGACTCCAACGCGCGAATCCGGTCCTCGTGATCGTCCAGGTTGCGCCCAATGCGCTTCATTGCGTCTTCGTGCTGAGCGTGACGCTCTTCAGACCGCGCCATGGTTTTGCCCATGTCTGCGGCTGCATCCGCAACTTTGACCGTGGCCGTGCGTAGCTCGTGCAGATCCTGGCGAGTCTCTTCCCGGTGCTCCTTCAGGGCTTGTAGGATCAGATCGGTATCACTCATCAGTAAGTCCAGGTCACTCGCTGGTCATGCTCTGGACTGGAGTCCAGGTGGATAAACGTGTTGGCCACACCGATGCGCGTGAATCCGGCTTCCAGCGCTGCCTTAATGATCAGGAATCGCTCTCTGGAGCCGTGAACCCTGATATCCACCGCATAACCGGTCAGGTGGGCGCTGTCGGTTGCGCCGCCTTCGTTCCGGTTGCGCTCCTCACAGCGAATGGACGAGGTGACGGTAAACGGGATACCGGCCTTTTCACGGGCATCATCCAGCATTTCCAGCTGGTCCGGCTGCATGTCGTCGTAACCGAGGCCGCATTGTCCGCACTGACAATAGAACTCGGATTCGTCAAAGTGCTTCATGAGACCTCCAGAAATAGAAAACCCCGGCATGCAGAGCAGTGGCCAGGGTCGTGTTTTCGCGCACAAAAAAACCCGCTAACCAGTGAAGGCGCGGGTTTTCTGAGCGAGTTTTCGCTTATATCTGAGAGTGTACTCTGTAATAACGGTTTGTCAAAGCCCTGATTTTATTTGTGCCAGCTCCCAGAAAGCGGGGTGCATTCGTCGCTCGCCGCGCTCCCAGGATTGCCAGCCTCGGCGGGTGGCGTGGACCATGTTGGCGCAATGGTCCTGAGCGGCGGTGATCTTCATCCCCATTTTTTTTTGGACTTGCTCCCGAAATGCAGTTATTTGTTCTGGGGTCGGCTCCTCAATATTTTCTGGACAGATAGTGCGCGGCTTTTCATTGTATGCATTAAGCGCTTTTGAGATCCCTCCAGCAGAGCTTCCGTTACCAATTTCCCGAGCTCTAGACAAATCTTCGGGGGCAATTCTTACGGCTTTTATTTCTGGGGTTTCAGCCCGCCTCAAGGGCTCCTTAAACTGAAACTCCGACCTTCTCTGCTTTACAACTTCGACAGGAACCTGCCAAAGCTCGGCCAACTGATCATCCTGATAATGAGAGAATAGCGACTCCATTGATCCACTGTGCCGCTTCCGACCGCTTTTGACGGCCTTTCTTCGCTGACCTACCGCTTCTTGGGTAATGCCGAGCATTTCAGCGATTTCCCGATTAGAGTAATGCTCCAGCAAATGATCGTAATTAAAACCTACGCGCCGGGCCGACTTTGACAATGGCTTAATGCCCATCTTTTGGCGAACATATTTTACAGAGGATGCGCTAACCCCAGCCCTACGAGCCAGCTCCGTATCAGATATTTTGCCTAAAAGCTCTAGGTAACCGCCAGCCTCAAGAGTATCGGCCCCCATGTAACGGCTTCTCTTTTTAGACCCATCAATGCCTCTGGAAAGACGCTCCTTTCTGACGTAGTACACACTGACGCCAGAGAGTCGCGATATCTCGCTATCAGTGACATTGCCAAGCATTTCTATGTACTCGGGCTCCAATTCCTTTTTCTTCTTTGTCATCGGTCACCCCCTGCCCGGCCGGTGACTGAACGCCTGGCCAGCAGCATCCTCGGCTTGAACCTCGGCAATCAAGTCCTCAGCTGTGGGGTCTTTCTTGCCACCGTTCTGGCGATGGGCGATGTACCACTGAATAATCAGCCCGCTCACGTTGTCTTCCGGCCCCTCTTTCAGATGCGCAGGGTCCAGGCCGGAGGCTTCACAGATCGCCTCAATCGGCGCCCAGTCAAAGCTCACATGGCCGTCTACGTCCCGCCGCAGGTTAAGGTCAGAGAACTGTACGGCATCCGGAATCTGTACGTTTGTTTTTTGCTGCATGGGTTGGCTGGCCTCGTTAAGCGTGCGCGTTATCCAGTCGGCGAGCTTCATGCCCTCCCGCTGGGCCTGCTTCACCCAGCGGGCTTTGTTGGCCCGCTGGGTTTCGAAATGAATAACGGAGGTAATTTTCGGCATAGTCAATGCCGCCCCGCAGGGCGGCCCTTTAATCAGGTCCACCATTCCCAGAAGCCGCGAATGCCGCCACCGGACATAAGCTCGTGGGCCTTGGTTTCATCTTCGGCGCTGTCCGCCTCAACGTGGTAGGAACGGCTGTCCTGGCCTGCATCAACTTCCAGATCGAAACCGTCACACGCCAGCTCGGCGCGAACGTAGTCAATGTAATGCTTCAGGTTTTCTTCCAGGATGGCCTCTGACTCTTCCAGCTCCTGCTCGTTTTGGATGCCGGCCAGCTCAGATTCTTTCAGGGTTTCGGTGAAGAGGGTAACGGTAGTAGTCATGATGTTTCTCCTTTCGGTCCCCGGTTCCGCCGGGTCGGCGAGGTGTTTTCCTCAACTGTTGACTCGCAGTTTATGCACAATGTTCACAACCGTCAAGCCCGAATTTTGATTTTTTTTACGCTGCCATCTTTTCGCCCAGTCTCGCCTCCAGCGACTGGTAGCCTCTAAGCACCAACTGCCGAAACGCGGGCACACTGCAGTCCATCTGCTGGGCGCAGGCTCGGTCGTCCCAGGTAATTTCTACGCGGTCTTTCGGGCGAAAAGGGTCAACCGCCACCTTGGTCCGGCCCCGGTATGCCCGGTCATAGCAAACGGCTACTGCCTGGCGCTCGCTCAAGTCATCCATAATCAAGCAAGCCGCCTTGTGGGCATCTGTCCAGTCTCGCAGCCACTTGGATTGCTCGTACACCTTGCTGAAACCGCTGAACCCGGACGACTGGGGCAGCTCGCCCCGGAAATCCACCAACTTGCCAATCAGGCCGCATCCTTCCCAGCCCGCATCCTGGTCCCGGGAAAGCAGAACGTCCAGAAACAGATCTACCACCTGCTCCGCTTGCTGCCTTGCGATTTTGTCTGCCTCGGTTCGCTTCTGGTTCGCCATTTACGCCTTCCTCATCCGGTTAAGTTCTGCTCTGATTTCTGCTTCGTCGTCCTGCTCTTTCAGCCAATCTTCCACCTGCTCGCGGCTCATGCGCTTGCCCCGGTACTCGCCCCACACGCTTTTAGCCTTGGTGGCGGCTGGAATGGTGGCGAACCCCTTAAACCGTGCCCCGAACCTATCCCGGCAACTGCGCTCTGCCTCTTCGATGGTTGAACCAGTGAGCATCGTTGCGCGACGGCCGTTGACGATGGCCTGGAGCCGGATCATGCATTGCACCAATCCATGGACAGCGCGCCGCAACTCCGGCATTGGTGGCCTTCGGGCGTCAAATAGAAAAGATTGCTCCCGCAGCTACAGCGGAACATCACCTCTGGCACTTGCGGCCCTCTGAGCACGCCAAAAAACTTTCGACAGCTTGGGCACTCCAGCAGCTCCGCATCTCGGTCCTTAACGATTACCGCGTACCATTCGTGCTCGCACTCGGTGCAAATCGCCGGCCCAGATAAGTGCGGCTTTGCTCTCTCTATATCGACCACATCACCCATTAATTTCCTCCTCATCCCAGTCCAAAGTGCCGGTTATCTTGATCGG